CTTATTCAATTTTTATGTAAGGCTTAGTACCCTCTTGTTAGTTGGGCATTAAACCCCCCTTCTAGCTTTTGCGCACCCCTTTCATGATTATTCAATGACAGAATATATTAATTTATTAGTGCAAAGCATCAAACATCATTCAAGTGATGTTATTTTGTTTCATTAAAATTCTTGAACCCCTTTTATATGTTGTTTTCTACAGTCCAGTTGGACTGCTATATATTAACTCCTTATGTCTGGAGTTTTCGTCTCTACTATTTCACTTTATGTGACTTAGCTATATTTTAAAAAAACATTAAAAAACAAATAAAAATTATAATTTGTTTATCAGTGACTTTCATTTTTCATATTTTCATTCACTGAGAATACAGTATATTTTCCCTATATTTTTCTTTTTTAATAAACTAACTTAAACCCGAAGGCCGATTTGGCCTGAATTCCTCTCAGACGTAAAGTTCTCGTCTCACGATAGGTTAATTAGTATGTGTAAGATCATTACTTACATGTTTATTATAGAAGAATTATATATAGAATATATTTATCACACTTAGTAAAAGTCTCAAGTGTCATCTGTTATGATGTTAAAAATAACTATCCCTGCTTGGGTGAAACAAAACAGTTTTTAAAGCTCAGAGTACAATGAATTCAATTAACGATATTTACTGCGAAGCACAAGGTAACGCCTGTGCACCTCAACACTATACTATTGGCAACAATTATATGAAATTCCGTGAAGTCTATATGACTCATGGTATATTATGTGATATGTTGCAAGAAATTGATGAAGATGATTTGCTTTTGTGCATCACTTTCCTCACTAATGAGAGAACCCCTCTTTGGGTTATCCGACTTCTTTTAGAAGCTCGTGAAACAAACTCTAAGAGTTCTAATGTAAAAACGCCCCCTTTTGTTGATGATTTCTGTAATGATATTATTGAAATTATTTCAAAACCTACGATTACATGGGTTCCTCAATGTGCCGAAACTTCTTCTTTAGACTATGGTCTATTTGAAGAAAATTCTGAAGATATGTATGGTATATTTTTACCTACATTATCCAAGGAACACGCAAGTCAATGCCAATGTGGCTTTGATATTTGTGATATACACCCTTCCAACCGGACAACAGGTCTCTTTGACCCGGAAGACTATTCTGAGGATGGAACTTATAATCCTAATTTCGATTTCGATTCTGATTTCGAATCTTATGATTATTCACGTAAAGAATATGTTACCAGATTTGAGTATACTCTCAATATATTTGGTGATAAAGTCATCTCACGATCAAAATTTAAGCCTCAAGCCGGTTTTGAAGATGTGTACAATTACTTCCAAAATGTCAGTGAAGCTGATGTATCTGGCGTTAATCTCGCCGTGCATTCTGCATTATCACGAATGGACATGAAGTATGTTCTCAAGTTAATTGAGGATGTACTAACATTTGCGAAGTTATCAAGTGAAAACGTTGAAGGTATGACACGTTTTCAAACAGTGGCTCGTGCTGTAAACATTTTTCTTAGACTCCGATATCCAGAGTCTACGTTCGAGATTTATAAGAATCGTATCATTCCCTATTTCTTGGAAATATGGGGAAGTTACACACCACAATCTGGTGACTTCTTTGAAACATCTCGAGGTTTTCTTAACTCTTACAAAAATATCTGTGGGAGTGAGATTTCAACTAAAATGTACAGATGTGTTATGTTCTTACTTAGTTTCTCTTTATTTGAGAAACTTGGTATCTCCATGGACACTATGGGTTATACAAAATTAGAGCAAGCGGCTCTACAGAAGAAGTATTATAAGAAGAGCGATTTTATTTTCGTTCTTGCTGATACACTTCTTTTTATACTTGAAAGAGGATTTCAAGTATATAAAACCGGTGATATTACCACGATCTTCCACAGTGGTGGTACTTACAAGGAGATTTACGATACGTGTCGTGAATTAAAACGTAAAGAACCATTACTAAATAATCCGGAAGAACATGGATTCACTGAGAGTGAATTCCGAGGTCAACTTGATAATGTCATCGAGAAACTTGAAAGTGTCTCAAAACATTCAATGGGC